TCGTTTATGAATAGCGTTCATCACTTTCGTGCCGCGTTCCATGATTGCCATTGTTGTGCCTACAGGATTTGCTTGTGAGCCTTCGCCCATTTTGTTATCTGCAATAGACGCGAAACGTCTACCTGCATCAACAACAAAACCTAATAGTTGAAAAAGAGTTGCACTTGGTTCTTTGTAAGGTATCAACATCAAGGATTCGCGGATCGCGCCTCCCGGTGCATCTACATCCCTGAATTCTCCGGGTTGGAGCGGTTGATCGTCGTCTCGAACGCGCAACCCTCTTGCTTTAAAACCTGCAGGGAGATTGGACAACGTACCAGCGTCGATAAGCTGACGGAGGGCTGCTGTTGCAGTTCTTGATAATCCGCCGAGCATGTGGATAAGGCCAAAACCATAAAAACCAAGGCCAGGTAAAAACTTATAGTGTACAAAATATTGTATTTTCTTTTTAAGGGGATCATTAGGATTCCAGTTACGATATATGGACAATACTTTATTAGAGCCTTTGTCAATAGTTACAATGTAAGGAACCTTAACACCACTTGGATCTTCAAATCCCACTAGATCTAAATCCACGTGAAATTCTAAAAGATTATAAACATCCATAGATGTTTCTTCATTCGTTCCGTCTAAGTCGTTATATTTATTTTGAATGTCGCTGTCGGTTGGTAAAGAAGGTTTAATATCAATATCACGGAAAAAACCAGAAGCTTGTTTTTTTCGTAATTCATTATCCATCATAGTTACAACATGACAAACACGCTCACACGATTGAATGTCTGTTGTTAAATAAGGCAGCACGATATCTTCGGCTGGAATAAACTCGGCGACAGCACGTTGTTTTAGATCTGAATAATAAATCTTTTTAAACGCACTGCCAGCGAGCGGGAGGAAGAAGAGTAATTGGTCCATGTCGGGATCATACTCTTCCATGACATCCATGATCTGATAGTTCATGAAGTCTTTAACTCTGTTAGCTTGTTCTTGAACCTGAGGATCAATTTCGCCAACAATCTGTGTTCTCACCGGCCCATCAGCTGGGAGTAATTCTTTATAGGCTTGCGCCTGAAATTGTGTAACTGTTTCTGCTAGTAAAGGGTGGGTAACGGAGCTCGCTCCTGTAAACGGTTGTGTTCTATCGGTGTATTTAAATCCTAAAAGATCTAATCCATCAACGTAAGCTTTTTCCCAATCACCGCGACTAGATTTATCTTCATCATATAAACCAAATAAATCATCCGCCATTTTATTAAGTTCTGTTTCTTCTACCACTTCTGCCAGGTTAAGACCAAAATCTCCTTGAGCCGCGGTCATCTCTTCTGGGTTAACAATAGCAGAGCCATCTTCCATCATCTCTACATTTTCTTGAGTCACAGCTCCTGGCTGTTGAATTTCAATATTAGCAGAATCTTCAATAACTAAATCTTCAACTTCTACTTCGGGTCTAATCGGTTGTTCTGCCATTATCTAATTGCCTTTTCTACGTAATTATTTGTCATTTTTTTATATACAGGACCGCCATGTTTAAATCCTAATTTTGTTTTAATTTTTTTAAATAAAGAAGGTTCTTCTTTTTCTTCCTTTTTTGGTACACTAGCTTCTTCCAAATCACTAATAACTTTATTTAATTTTCTTTGTCCATAATCAGTAAGCGTAAAGTCATACATTTTTTCCATAAATTTTTTTGTTCTTTCATCATCAAAATATTTTAAATCCATAGATCTAATTATAAATTCTTCTGAAAAACCAGAATCATCTACAATTTTTTGAAGAACCGGATTATCATCAATAGCTTTATGTCTAAGTTCATGAATTAATGTTATAACTCCCTGTTCCGTGTTCCAAGGTTCCATCATAATTACACCTTTATTAGCTTTTGACATTTTAGGATTTAATCTATCTAAATCTTCGTAATCTGATTTATATAAATAATTTCTTTCTACTTTATTAAGATTTGTGTCTGATTGTTTAGCAAGATCGGAACTATACGATCCATATGTTCTATATCCTTTTTTTCCTTTTAATATTTGAAATACAGCATCAACATCATACCCTGCGTTAGCTAAAGGGTCTTTTTCTTTAGCATCAAAAATTTTTTGTAAAAATTCGTAATTGCTCTCATCAGCTAAAGGGTGTGGTCCACTAGCATCTGCTAATTGAATTGTTGGTCTTTCAAGTTCAGCCATCAGTAATATTCTCTCTCCTCACGCTCCACAGGTTCGTCATCATAATCGTCGGGTAACGCCAGTAACCCTCCTTGTCGAAAACGCATTAATGCCTGTGTTACGGTATCAACGTAATCATCATGATCACCATAAGGGAAAGCAGCGCATTCTTCAATAACTTCTTCCGCCCAGCGTTCATCAGGTGCCCATACCTTTCCAGATTCAAATAATGTTGAACATGCGTTTACACGGGTATGCTTATCATTTCCTTTGCTTGGTGTAAAGTTAATCACGGGAATTCCTATTTGTCGAAGTTCATGAGTAAGAGGCATTCCTGATGCCTTAGCTTCAATAATAGTTGTCTCGGGCTCCCAGTACTTATATTGTTTTAAGGCGACTCTTTTTAACTCAGGAAAATCCCAACGACCTTTTTGTGCATCAAGAAGAATCATGGCCGGCGGTTCGTGTTCCACGGGTTTAAATACACCCCATGTGGTAATTGCACTAAAGTCTGCAGATTCTTTTTTGCTGTAAGCTGTATCGTAAGATTGAATAATATGCATTAAATCAGGAATCTTTTCTTTATCCCAGCGTTGCCACCATTCACGCTTAATAAGAGCTCCTTCCTCAGATGTAGGATTTTGTTGATATTGTGCCTGCCATTTAGCCTCGGTCAGCGAGGCTTTAGTCTGGTTTAATACTTCTGGTGTCCAGTACTCAGGCCAAAGAGATTGTCCACTTGGTAGGATAGCAGGAAACTCAATTACTTCCCATTGATCGGCTAAAGGCTCTGATTGGTTGCGTAGCAACCTTTCGGTAAGATCTTTGGTTGACCATCTGGTCATCACAATAACAATACTTCCTCCTGGCTGTAAACGTTGTCGTGGTCCAGAGGTATACCATTCATATGCATTATCTAAAGCTGTATCGCTTAATGCATCTTGCTCAGAATGTGGATCATCAATAATTAATAAATCCGCACCACGTCCCGTTATTGAACCTCCTACACCAGCTGCGAAATACTCTCCTCCCCCACTTACATCCCAACGGCCAGCGGCCTTAGAATCTGCAGCAAGTTTTACATCTGGAAAAACTTTTCTATAATCAGGAGAATCAATTAAATTTTTCATCTTACGACCAAAACGAAAAGCAAGTTCTGCATTATGTGTAGTTTGCATTATTTTTGCTTTAGGATTCCTACCAACAAACCAAGCAGGAAATAGGTATGAGGCAAATTCTGACTTTGTATGTCTAGGGGGCATATTAACAATTAATCGTTTTAAGGTACCATCTGCCACTTTTTGAAGCTGATTAGCGTACTTAATATGATGTTTTCCTTCAATAAAGTCAGGCCATACTGATTTTACAAACATTAAAAATTCATTTTGAGTCTTTGTTTGAAACTCAAGTTCTAGTTTGCGTAGCAATATTTTAAGGTCCTGGTCTGAAATATGCTCTAGTTTCTTAGGATCTAATTTCATTTTGAATCTTTTATCATATATACTGTTTATATCAATCAGGAGTACAGACCTAGTCAGAGAGAACCTTTCTTAGTATTTAGGGGGTTGGGGTAAAAATAAAAGTTAATTGAATTTGATAATCAGATGTAAGTACCTAAGGGCTGGATTGACCTCAGCGTTTTAACTTAGTGAAAGAAATAATATTTGTTCAAGCGACTTTCAGTCATAACCAAACGGCTTGGTTAATCTTTAACTATCATAACCTAAATAATCATATTTAAGTATTTCTAAAAAGTTTACAACCTCGTTTTGATTTTTAGAAACATAATCTTTAATTTGATTTTCATCAAGTTTTGATAATAATTCTTCATCTAATGGTAAGTCTAAATAATCGTCTAAACTTTCATAACCATTAAAGTCTAATTGTTTAGTATTATAATTTAAGTCTTCTTTGTTATCGTCTTCATAACAAAAGTCATAATTACTTTTATAATTTCCATAACTATAACCAGAATTAAACCCAAATGTTCTAGATTCAAAACTATTTTCATTTGAATACCAGACTTTGTTTTTCTTCGTCCAAAGTTTTTTATTTACATAAACAAAAGTTTTACTTTTGCCGTCTGCAAATACTAACCTTGAATTATCTACATCTCGATTTAATTGTTCTAACCATTTTTGATTATAAATTAAATCTGGATTAGATTTTAAAACGGGACGAAGATAATATTTTACAAATTGGTGTGTATCCGACCTGTCCTTGTCAATTATTGCAGTTGGTAGCATTGGGCTATTATGCATTAACTTGATTGAACGACCGTGTTCCTCTT